TTTTATTCTGTATTTGGTTTAAGTAAATTATTTGCAGGAGCTAGCACAGAAGTAATAATAATGGCAGGAGCTTTAGAAGTTGCTAAATTAGTTGTAGCTTCTCTACTATATCAATATTGGGATACCATTAATAAATGGTTAAGAACTTATTTATCTATAGCAGTATTTGTTTTAATGATTATTACAAGTGGTGGTATATATGGATTCTTATCGGGGGCATATCAAGAAACAGCAACCAAGTCAGAATTTTTAGATAAGTCGCTTGCAGTATTAGAAACTAAACAAATTAGGTTTGAAGAAAACAAAACAGATTTAACAATTGAAAAAACTCAATTGAATACAACCATATCTGATTTAAGAACATCTCTTTCAAATCCGGCTCAAGTATCATATTATTCGGAAGATGCAGGCCAAGTAATTACAACATCATCTAGTTCAATTAGAAAGGCTTTACAAAAAGAATTGAATAAGACAATTACAGATAGAGATAATATAAATCTAAAGTTAGAGGTGGTACAAGATTCTATCATATCACTTGATACTAGATTATTAGATTTAGAAATTGGAAATGAAGAACAGAGAGAACTAGGACCACTTAAATACTTATCAGAAACTACTGGTAAAGATATGGGACAAGTAGTTAATTGGTTCTTATTACTTATTATATTTGTATTTGATCCATTAGCAATTGCAATGGTAATAGCAGCAAATTTTGCATTTGCTCAAATAAAGAAACCAGAAGAGAGAGGGATGAGCGTTGAAGGAGCCGCGACCCAAATTGATAGCCAAGAACCGACCTTGCTTGAGAGAGATAAAATAGCTCCTTCTTTAAAAGATGATGTTCTTGATATGAGAGAGCCTTTAGAAGAATGGGCTTATAGAGATCTTGATATAGAAGGGGAAGTAGAAAATGATCGGGACATATATGATGAGAAATTAAAATGGGATAGTAGAGGTAATCTCATAAGAAACAAACAACATTAAAAATTTATAATATGGCAAAAAGAAAAAAGGTTACGCATAAATTTGAAACAAGAAGATATAAAGGTAAATATCAAATGATTTGCCGAAATAGTATTGAGGATAAACGATATTGGGCATGGCCTAAATTAGAAAATAGTCCGAGATGTTATCAATATACAGATGTAGATGATGGTACAGATGCAGTACTATGTTACAAATGTGTACAAAGAACTGTACCACCACCAGATATCAAAGGAGGATATATTTCAAAAGGCAGACCAAGAGGTTGGCAATTTATGAAAGAGTTTGTTGATAAAGATGGCAATGTATTCTTTAAGGGTAAGGAACAAGTTAAATTAAAAGGAACTTTAAAGCCAACCAAAATAGAATCTAAAACAGATAAAAAGAAATTATCTAAATCAGAAAAATTGAGACTAGAAGAGGCTATAATACAACAAATGGGCATGGTTAGAGGTCAGCTAAAGAAGGCTAAATGGAAGAAGGATATAAATGCCGGCACAACACAATTGAAAAAGTTAGAGCGTCAACTAAAAAAAGTTAAATAGATTAGGAATTACGACAAAAAGTTATTATATTAAACTATATGAGTATATATGAAGAACAGCCAGAAAAGGCACAGCAAGAAAATCCTATACCTAAAAAGACAGTAGGTGATTATGAAGCATTACATAATCAAATGGGTACACAATTAGATTATGAAGATTCAGTCATATTTTTAAGTGATGAAATATCAGAACATACGTTAACAGATTTTATTATACGTATGAGGAGTTTATTACAACATAGAAAAGATAAGAAAGCTCCAATTAATTTAATGATAAACTCACCAGGTGGAGATATTTATGAAATGTTTGGTATAATAGATTATATCGAATCATTAGATGTTAAAGTTAATACAATTTGTAGGGGAAGAGCATTTTCAGCAGCCGCTATAATTTTAACATGTGGTACTGGTAATAGAATGATGAGTAAACGATCGACAGTAATGTTTCATCAATCATCGAGTTTCTTAGGAGGAAAGATGTCTGACATAACTGCATATTTAGATAATGTTAAAAGTTTAGAAAAAATTATCTATGGAATGTTATCAGAAAAAACAAATAAAGATTCGGATTGGTGGAAAAATAAGATGAGAAGTGATATGTTTCTAACATCAGAAGAATTATTAGAAATTGGCGTAATAGACCAAATAATATAAAAAGAGAATAAGTTATGAAAATGAAACCCATGGGAGACCAAATACTTCTTAAAAACAAAGATGGACAGGAAACAACAAAAAGTGGAATTATATTAACATCGAATACAAATCATTATCAATATGCTGATGTAATAGCAATAGGACCTGGAATATTTACACAGACCGGTGATAGAATAAAAATGACTTGTCAAGTAGGTGATACAGTTTTATTACATTCTAGATTATTAAAAGGCGATAATGAAATAACTTTAGATGATGAAAAATATGTTCTAGTCAGAGAGGCGGAAATATCAATGGTATCAAATAATTAATATATGAAATTAACAGCAGAACAAATAGTACAAAATTGGGAACGTTTATTAGAAGTGATTAAAACTGAATTTACGGGAGAAAGACAAACTAAACTATTATCTATGTATACAGATTTAGAAGATAGAATGTCAACTCAACCAGCATCTAGTATTGATCATTATCATAATGCATTTGATGGTGGATATGTAGATCATGTATTGCGAGTAATTGAATGTGCTCAAGAAGTGTATGACTTATGGACACGTATGGGAGCAGATATGTCTGGCTATACAAAAGAAGAATTAATGTTTACAGCATTAAATCATGATATTGGTAAAATGGGATTTCCAGGAGAAGGTAATGAAACATATATTCCTAATGATTCTGAATGGCATAGAAAAAATATGGGAAGGATGTATAAGGTCAATCCTAACAACCAATTTACCCTTGTAAACGACTTATCTATTTGGCTATTGCAACATTATGGTATTAGCATCACTTGGAACGAAATGTTAGGAATTAAATTGACAGATGGATTATATGATGAATCAAATAAACCTTATTTCATGTCCAGAACAGCAGATTCTAAACTAAAAACTAATTTAGGATTTGTTATGCATCAGGCTGATTGTATGGCAGCAAGAATAGAATTTGAAAGATGGAATAATAATAAACCAATTGTAACAACAGTGACTCGTAAAACAAAAACAATAACCAATCCTCAAACAAAAGTTAATGCAACTAAATTGTTTGATGATTTATTTGGAGATGACAAATGATAACAACAATAATAATTTTATCGATATTATTACTAATATCTATATTTGTTAACGTAAATCAAATGCGTAAACAAGAAAATTTAGAAGAATATATAGATGAATTAGAAAATTCGAATACAGAATTTTATACATTTTTTCAACAATTGAAAACAAAAGTTGGCCAAGCAAATTCAGAAATAAGAAATGCTGATAGAATAGGAGCATTCGAAGCTTCAGATGAAGTTGGCTCTTCATTCAAAATAATACAAGAAATAATTGATGATCTTAATAAAGGATTTTAATGGAAGTACTTGATACAATAAAGGGAGAAGGCCTTAGCCCAGTAGATAAATTTTATATATGGCATGCCGCCGAATTAAAGGACCTTGAAGAAAATGGCCCTCGTATTAAAAGAGGTCGTAAGCCTAGTAAAAAACAATATTTTACTTATATAACAGATCAAGCTATTATAGCTTACAACTTTGATCCTAGCTATTCTAAACGTAATAAAGTATTTCGTGATTACATTAATTATCCATTTAATAAGTTAGTAGAAAATATTTATCATACATTTAGATTTAGTTATTTTGATGTGCCATATGAAGATGTTAAGGCAGAGGTAGTGGCATTTCTAGTGCAGAAAATTGGTAAGTTTCAAGAAGGCAAGGGAAAGGCCTTTTCTTATTTTTCAATAATAGCTAAAAATTATTTAATAATACAGAATAATACAAATTATGCTAAGATGAAAGCAAGAAGAGATTTAACTGTAATTGATGAACAACGAAATGTATCCGCAGAGGTAGCATTATCTGATCATCAAGAATCATTAAAAGATTTTACTGACCAATGGTGTAAATGGTATGATATAAATTTAAATAGGATATTTACAAACAAACGAGATATTGTTGTAGCAGATACAATTCTAGAATTATTTCGTATGCGTGATAATATTGAAAATTTCAATAAAAAAGCTCTTTATATTCTTATAAGAGAAAGAACCGGACTCAAAACTCAAAACATTACTAAAGTTCTTAATGTAATGAAAAGAGATTATCAAAAAATGTACACTGTATATACGAAGTCCGGACACATTATCGACATAAGACGGTAATGATCATATTTATATAAAAGGATAAATATGAGTCAAGAATTTGAATTATTTAAAGGGACAAATTTTTCTGATCTGATGCGTGATGTATATCATAATTCTAAAAAGAAGTCGCGACAAATTGATACTCTAATTAAAAATTTAGAGCCTATGATAAAAAATATAGGTGATGCAACTGTCATAGTACCACTAATAAAAGATTATCTAGAAGTATCAGTTAAGAATGACGATGCATTAGTCAAATTAGCAGCTGTTGTTCAACGATTGGTAACTGCAAATTCAAAAGACGATGAATGAATTTGGATTATCAGATGATGAACGTAGACAGTTGTTAGATGAGGCAGAAAAGGAAATACAAAATATCCAAGATATAAGTAAAAAAGAAGTCAATACTAGTGGACATAGCAGAAGTAATATCGACAGCCAAGACCTTTAAGCCATCAAAAAGTATATTTGGCTCGTCACTACCTTTAGGTGCAGTAAAAATTCGTTTTGCTGGAGGTGGCGGAGGCGGACCTCGTATTGAACGATTTGCATATCCATTATTTAATTTCCTTCAAATACCTTTAGTAGGAGAACATATTGTATTAATAAAAGGTCCTGGGAATCTTAAGAATGGAGCGACAATGTCTACAGTTTACTACTATCTCGGGCCAGTTGCAGTACATGGAAATAAACATCTTAATCCTATGCCAAATTCTTTTGATGTTACAAAAGTTGGCTCACCTTTATATTTAGCAGCAGCAGCGGGCGCTAATATTGTAGGCAAATTTAAAAAATATAAGCCTGGTGATAATTTTAAAGAACAAAATTCGATACCAAATTTACAACCATATGAAGGCGATATACTAGTAGAAGGTAGAAATGGCCAAGCTTTAAGATTAGGTGCATCAATGAAAGGATCATTGACGCAATATGAACAATCACCTTTTTATAAAGGAGATCAGGGCGCACCAATTACAATATTATCAAATGGATATAAAACAGCAGCCGGCAGTATAGGAGCAATAAATACAGTACTTAGTGGTAATGTACAATCATATGGCATTGAAAATCCAAATGCTACAGATAGTATTTTTATAATGACATCAGTTTCTCATAAAGTTGATATGAAATTATCAAAAAGTTCAAATAAAATCGGGAAAGATGTAAAAAGATTATCAGCATATATAAAACCACAAATAATACAATCGGCTGATCGACTTATTTTAAATGCTAAAAAAGATGAAATACTTTTGATAGCAAAAACGGATGTAAAAATTGTTACGAAAGGATGGAATAGTGATATGAATGAATTCTTTGAACAAGTTTTAGATTTCATGGAACAAGTTATTAAACAAAATACAGAACTAGAAAAGTTGCATACAGAAGTTAGTGCAATGGCACAAGCTAATATGACGTCTATACATCCAACTGGAGTCGGTCCATCTGGACCACCAACTAATTCAGCTGAATTTGGGAAAACAAAGGGTAAAGCAACTACCGGAGCTACTACTACTAAAAAATTACGTACACAACTCGAAAAAATACGAGATGTAATTAAAGATATGAAAGGATAATATGGCAGCAGTTTGGCCTTTATTCGTATCCGGATTAACATCTTATTTACAATCATTATCGGCTGATAATGAAAATGCTACTGCAAAGAAAATTGCACAATTATATCATTTATCTGCATTAACTGCAATGCCAACGTTAGTTCCTGGAGCAACCGGCATAGGATTGTCACCTAAGCCAATAGAAATTGGATTTAAATCATCTTTCAAGTTAGCCAAATCAGGAATGCCAGTGACGTCGGCAACATGGATGCCCGCAGCAGCAGGAATAGTTACATATTGGGTAGGAAAACCATTTAATCCAGCTGTCCCGCCGCCTGGCGGTGTTCCTGGAGGAGTTAATATTATAGTATTTCCGGGAGTCCCACCCTCTCCTCAAATATATACTGCATTTAAATCTATGAATGCACCGGGAGTTTCAAATGCACTTGCGGCCGCATTCACAACACATTTATTAACTATTACCGGTACATGGACTGGCTTTACGCCAGTAGGAGTTCCGTTAGTAGTTCCATGGGTAGGACTAGCCTAATTTAGGCTAACTCAATATTTATTAAAAAGGAGAAAACTAAATGGAAGCTAAATCATTCATTAAATTATTACGAAAAGTTATACGAGAAGAAGTTCAACATGTAGTACGCAAAGAATTCCGCGCACTATTAACTGAACAAAAAATAAATCATAAACAAGTTATTGATCATGGATTAAAATTATCGGAAATTTCAAATAATCCTAAACCTAAAAGAAAATTTTCAAAAAATACAATGTTAAATGACATATTAAATGAAACGGCTGCATCCCCTCCGAGTCAAGAAATGACTGATTGGGGCACAATGAATTTTAAATCTGAAATGGCCGAATCATATGGAACACAAGCACAATCGAATACACAAATGATGCCATTAGCTGCTAGCGGAATTAATGGTGAACCAGTAAATATGAATAATGAGTCGACAGCTGCTGTTGTAAATGCAATGACAAAAGATTATTCAGCACTAATGAAGGCGATAGATAAAAAGAAAGGTAAATAATGGCAAGAGCTATATATCAATATCAGCCAATCAATGATACACCAGATGTATCAATTGGCATTCTACTACCAATGAATAAATCTGCGGATAAGTATGAACAAGATTTGATAGCTATATCCGGATCTGCATTAGGAACACATGCTCAACGATATAATACAAAGCCAGGCTCTGGCGGAAGTGTTTTTGCTTTATCATATTCAACTGAAGAACAAGCTATTAGCAATCTTATAAATTTATTACTTACCTTTAAAGGTGAACGCATAATGCAACCAGAATTTGGGACTAAAATACGTAATAGTTTATTTCAGCCAAATACAGAATCATTAGTAGAATTCTTACAAGAATCGATTACAGCTGATATAAATCGTTGGTTACCGTATATAGTTGTTAATATGATAGATGTTAATCGACGAATAAATTCAATGTCATTAGATATAATGATACGATTTCGTGTAGGAAAAACAGGTGCTAATCGTATTATAAATTTATTAGCTCAGGAAGATCAAATATCAGTAACAAGAGACGAAATAGATCTAGATGCAGATAGATTTGTTCAAGTAGGTACATTTTCTCCTGGATTAGGAGCTACTGGATATTAATAGGGAATTAAACTATGGCAAATGAAGTTAAAAAAGATGTGAGGTATTTAGGAAAAGATTTTGGTCAATTTAGACAAAATCTAATAACATTCGCAAAACAATACTTTCCTGGAACATATCAAGATTTTAATGAATCATCTCCAGGCATGATGTTCATAGAAATGGCATCATATGTCGGCGATGTATTATCATATTATACAGATCAAGCTTTTCGTGAATCAATTTTATCAACGGCACAAGAAAGTGCTAACATATTAAAATTATCACAACTATTTGGATATAAGCCAAAATTAAATTCGCCGGCTCAAGTAAAATTAGATGTTTATCAATTAGTTCCGGCTTTAGGAACTGGAACCGATGCAGCACCTGATTATAGATATGCATTATCCATCAAAGATGGTATGCAAGTTTCAACAGAAAGTGATATAATGTTTCGTACAACTTCAAATATAGATTTTAATGATAATTCGGAAGTATCAGTATATGAAATTGATAGTTCTGGAAATGTAACATTTTATTTATTAAAAAAAATAGTATCTGCAGTATCCGGAGAAACAGTAGTGAGAGATTTTGATTTTTTAGAACCAAAACAATATGATAAAATTTTACTACCAGAAGATAATGTGTTAGAAATTTTATCTATGACTAGTGATACGGGACAATCATGGTACCAAGTAGATTATTTAGCCCAAGATACAGTATTTGAGGATATAGCAAATATTCCATTTAATGATACAGAATTAGCACAATATCGTAGTACAGTGCCATATATCTTAAAATTAAGACGTACACCGCGTAGATATGTAAATCGTGTTCGAGAAGATCTTCGTACAGAATTACAATTTGGTTCAGGTATTAGTTCAGATGCAGATGAAGAAATTATTCCAAATCCAAAAAATGTAGGAGCAGGTTTAGAATATTTAAGAAGGACTACTACTTCTAACATTGATCCTAGTAACTTTTTATATACTAGTACATATGGATTGGCGCCAAATAATGAACGATTAACTGTTACATATACAAAAGGAGGTGGTGTATCAGAAAATG